TTTGTCGTTCACAGGTGGAACAGACATTGAAGCGCAGGCGACATCAGCAATCCTCACAAAGACAAACGTCCGTGAAACATTTCAGACACTTGATGGTGAGGCTTACAAGACCGTAAATCTTGAAGCTACTTTCGCACTTGAAATGCTTGCAGACTGGGGCAAGGCTAGCTCAGTGTGTGAAGCACTTTGGACTGCGGCAGAGACTGCACCAGATAGCACGATCACAATGACACTTACTACTGCTACTGGCGCAGTATTTGCATTTGATGCACTACCTGAATTTCCAACAGCAGGTGGAGCAGGAACAGATGCGCAGACAGTATCATTCACATTCAAAGTATCTAAGGGCGCAGTAACAGAAACCTTTAGTTAAGAATAGAAACGGGAGCACACAATGAAACTGCCAATCTTAATCGAGTTCAATTCAGGTGAGAAGGTAACTTATGTTGCACAACCGCCAGAGTGGGCTAAGTGGGAAAAAGCTGTAGGCAAAACGATTAGTCAAGCTCAGGATTCTATTGGAATCTGGGATTTAATGTTTTTGGCATATCACGCAATGAAGCGTGAAGCTGGTGGCAAGCCAGTCAAGGTTTTTGATGTTTGGATGGAATCAGTTGCAGAAGTAACTGTTGGAGATTCAGATAGCCCAAAAGCCATGAGCCGGGAAGCATCAACAGAATCCTAATCCAGTTGGCACTGGCAACAGGGATTCCAATGAATGAATGGCAATCGGCAGAAGATGTTTTAACGGCACTTGAAATACTGAAAGAGAGGAACGGCAATGGCTGAAACTGGTTTAGACAAAGCTGAACTTCGAGGAGTTTTCAAAGCACTTAAAGCAATGGATGAAGCAGCAGTAGCAGAAGCAAAAATTCAATCAGGCGCACTTGCTGAATATGCACGACAAGAGGTGATCGGCACTGCTATCGGTTTAAGATCAAGAGCCGTAGCAGGTCGCATCGCCGAAGGTTCAAAAGTCAAGAAATCCTCAAGAATTGGTGAAATTACTTACGGCTTTGCATCTCAAAAGTTTAGCGGTGGTGGAACTACTAAAGACCTTTGGGGTGGTTCAGAATTTGGTTCAAATACATTTAAGCAGTTTCCAGTTTGGTCAGGCCGTGAAGGTAAAGGTTCAAAGGGTTGGTTTATTTATCCAACGCTTCGCAGGATTCAACCCAAAATTCTAAGCGAATGGACTGCGGCATTTAGTCGCATCTTGAAAGAGTGGGGATGATGGCTACAGGTAATAGAGCGTTAACACTCAAACTCATTGCAGACATTGATGCGTTCACAAAGAATCTCGATAAAGGTGCAAAAGATGTCGATACCTTTGGAGACAAGTTAACTAAGTTTGGTGGCGTTGCAGCCAAAGCCTTTGCGGTAGCTGCTGCGGCTGCTGCGGCTTATGCAGTTAAGATTGGTATTGATGGAGTCAAGGCTGCCATCGAGGATGAAGCAGCCCAAGCCAAATTAGCCACAACTCTTAGAAATGCCACAGGCGCAACAGATGCCCAGATAGCATCAACAGAAAAGTATTTAACTACCCTTGCCATGCAGACTGCAAAGTCGGATGGAGAGCTTCGTCCGGCCCTAGAGCGTTTGGCCTTATCAACTAACTCAGTCAAAGAAGCTCAGGATTTATTAGAAGTATCAACAAGAATTTCAGTCAACAGCGGTGTTGAATTACAGACAGTCGCTAACGCATTGGCTAAGGCTCAGGATGGCAACACTACATCTCTTGCCAAGTTAGGCATTGGCTTATCAGCAGCGGAACTTAAAGGAATGTCCTTTGCAGAGATTCTCACCAAGATCAATGCAATCTATCCTGACCTTGGTGCAAATGCCGACACTCTTGCGTTCAAGATGGAGCAGATGCGTATTAGCTTCGATGAAGCAAAAGAAACTATTGGCTTTGCGTTACTGCCAATTATGGCGGGTTTAATTGAGTTCATTAACACTCAGGCTTTGCCAACATTTAATGCGCTTATTGCAGGACTAACTGGCGATGAAGGAGCAGTTGAAGGTTTAGATTCCACAGGATTAGCAGCATACAACACCGGAGAATCAATCCGCTCCCTTGCCAAAAGCATTGGAGATTTAGCAGCAGCATTTTCAACAGATGGTAAATCCAGCATGGAAGGCTTTATTACTATTCTAAACGCAGTTGCCAAGACTGCAAATGTTGTCGTGACTATCATCAAAGAATTGATTGCTTTTATTATCGAAATGGCTAATCAAGTAATTTCATTTCTTAATCTATTTGGCGCAGCCATTAACAAGATTCCTAACATTCCCGGAACTGCATTTGGCGGCTTAGGCGGTTCATCAGGTGGTGGCGGTGGCCCAGCTGGCGGACCCGGATTTAGTGTAGGTGGCGGAATTGGCGGTTCATCAGGCGGTGCAGGTAGTGGTTCAGGAGCCAGTTCAGGAACAGGTGCAGGTACTAGCGGCGGCGGTTCCAGTGGTGGCGGTTCAGCCAATCAAAGAGCTTTAGATAAACTGACTGAAGATGCTGCAAAACTTGGTGATTTAGTAGATCAACTCATGGGAGTCCAAAAGCCTGATCCATTTGGTTATGGCACATTTAGAATGGGCGAAGCAAAGTCATTACAGCAATACAACATAACAGTTAACGGTGCTATTGACTCAGAATCTACTGCTCGACAAATTGTAGAAATCATTAACGATTCATCCGCTCGAGGAACGCTTGGCGCAGGAGCATTTGACCGATGACCGCTTGGAGTCCTGTTTGGCAGGTATCGATTGATGGCGGTGTTTATACTCAAGTCACACTAGCCAACCTTTCGATGGCATCTGGGCGAACAGACATCTATAGCCAGCCTGTTGCCGGTTATGCCAGTGTAGAGCTAGTCAACACCAATGGCGCAGACTTCAGCATCGATGTCAATGATTCATTTACACTTCAGGTCAAGAACTCCACAGGTGCTTACACTTCAATCTTTGGTGGTTATGTCACAGACATTGACCAATCAGTCAAATCTGCTGGATCAGTGGGAATAGTCCAAACCTTCAAAATTACAGCTTTAGGTGCATTATCCAAACTGCCTAAGACATTGACCAATGGAGTACTTTCCAAAGACTTCGATGGAAATCAAATCTACACAATCCTTGAGCCGGTATTTAGGAACGCTTGGAATGAGGTTGCTCCAACTCTTGACTGGGCCGATTACACTCCAGCGAATGAAACATGGGCAAATGCTCAGAATGTCGGACTAGGTGAGATTGACCAACCCGGAGACTATGAGCTTACACATCGCTCATCGAGTGAAACAGATGTTTATTCTCTTATCTCAGCCTTAGCGGTATCAGGACTTGGTTATATCTATGAAGATAGTTTTGGTCGCATTTGCTATGCCGATGCTTCTCATCGTAGCCAATACCTTGCAGCTAATGGTTACACCGAACTTTCAGCCAGTCATGCAATGGCTAGAGGAATCTCAACCTCTAGGCGTATTGGTGACATACGAAACAAAGTCAGCATTACCCACAAGTCAGGTTCAATCCATACTGCTCAGGATGACACATCAATCGCAGTGTATGGCCAACAGGCTCAAAACATCCTGACATCGATTGAAAAAAATGCGGATGCTATTGCTCAAGCAAACTTCTATTTAGCACTTCGAGCCAATCCACAAAGCCTATTCAAATCCATTACCTTTGAACTGACCAATCCTGAAATCGATGATGCAGACCGAGATGCACTGCTTGGTGCATTTATGGGACTGCCGCTATACATCGTTGACCTACCTTTGAATCTAGTCGGTGGATCGTTTGAAGGTTTTGTCGAAGGCTGGTCATTTAATGCCGGATTCAACAAATTGTCAATCACACTGAATTTGTCTCCAGCAGCATTTAGCCTTCAATTTATGAAGTGGTCGCAAGTCAACGCGGCTGAAACATGGAACACACTAGGGGCAACTCTAGAATGGATAGACGCTACAATAGTAGCCTGACAATAGGAGAATAATGGCAACAACTACCAACTACTCATGGACTACTCCAGATGACACGGCGTATGTCAAAGATGGCGCATCGGCTATTAGATCATTGGGTTCAGCCGTTGACACTACTACAAAGGCTTTAAACCCATCGACCACTCTTGGAGATGTTGAATATCGTTCAGCTACTGCCAACACAAACACTCGCTTGGCGATTGGCACTTCTGGTCAGGTTCTTACAGTGAGCGGTGGAGTGCCAGCATGGGTTGCTCCAGTCACCGGATTTGCACCTTTTCTTAATGCTAAAACTGTTGGTGAATGGTCGATGAGCGGAGTGCGTGACGGCAGCAGCGGAGTAATGACTGCCACAGAAGATAGAACTTACTACGTTCCAATGTTCTTGACATCAGGTGCTTTTGACAGAATTGGAATCAATACCGGTAGTGCA